CGGGAACGTCGTCAACGCCAAGGTCACCATCGCCTCCGGGACCGTCCCCGTGACGGCTGCCAACGAAATGCAGTGGTATGACTCTGCGTACTCCACGACCGATGGCGCGGCCTGGGGCACCATCGGCTCCGTCCTCACCGGCTCGCTGGAGGATAAGGTCGATACCATCCTGGTCGACACGACCGCCATCAAGGCATCCGCTGCTGATGCCAAGATTGACGCGGCCGCTGTCGCGGTTGATCCGGTCGCGAACTCCCTGGGGCGCTTCATCTACTCCGGCGGCACGGCTCGCGGGACTCCGCTAGCAGACAGCAAATCGCTTGTTGACGCTCTGGGGACGAACGGGACCACGGTAGCCGATTCGGCCACCTCGGTCCTGGGTGCCGTCGGGGCCAACAACGCGAACAACGCCTACCTGTCGGACGCCATAGTGGCCAACGCGGACGGGTCGGTGCTGGAACGCCAGGAGTACGTCCAGGATGCCGTCGATGCCGTCAAGGCCGTCACCGATGCGCTTCCCGACGCGGGAGCCCTGACCGCATTGGTGGGGGATGTCGGCGATATCAAAGCCGTCACGGATGCCCTGCCCAACGCGGGAGCCCTGACCACCATCGGTGGCAATGTCACCGCCGTCAAGGCTGTCACCGACGTAACGGTGGCCGCCCTCGGCACGAACGGCGCGACGATAACGGACGACGCGCGTTCCGTGCTCGGTGCCATCGGTGCGAACAACGCCAACAACGCCTTCGTCTCGCCCCTGGTCACCGCTGACGCCGATGGCTCCACCCTGGAACGCCTAGAGTACGTCCAGGAGCAGGTCGGGACCCTGGTCAACACTGCTGGCACGGCTACGATTGGCGGGATACTCGGCGACGTTGCCAACGTCACGGTAGCTACTTCCCTCGCCAAGCTAGGCACCATCACCAACACCGGCGGCGTGGCTACGCTCGGAGCGGCGCTCGGTGACGTTGCCACCGTCGACCTAGTGACGCGCCTAGATACCATCGACGGTCAGGCGGACAAGGTGGACTCCGCGACGCTGGCAGTTGACCCAGTCGCGGGTTCTCTCGCCCGGTTTGTGGCCTCCGGGGGAACCGCCCTCGGCACCCCGCTGGCCGACAGCAAGTCCCTGGTTGACGCCCTCGGCACAAATGGAACGGCAGTCACCGACTCTGCCGTCTCGGTGCTTGGCGCTGTCGGGGCCGACAACGCGAACAACGCTTTCGCATCAAGTGCCGTCGTCGCCAACGCGGACGGGTCGGTCTTGGAGCGCCAGGAATACACGCAGGACCAGGTTGCCCTAGTCAAGGCCGCGACGGACCTGGTCGGCGTCCTGGTCAACACGGGCGGCACGGCTACTCTCACCGCCATTCTCGGCGACGTGGCCAATATCAACATGGCTGCCCGGCTCGATTCGGCGACCAAGACCACCACCATCGCAGACGGCACCACCATCCCCAACAACACTCAAGCCGCCGCTGGCCTTCTGGCCACCGCGACTAACGGGGATTGCTACATCGAGGAGATCGTCTGGCAGCGCGCCACGGATAACTTCGTCGGCCCGACGAACTATGAGTTCTCGACGGACAACGTCGCCGGACTCACCGGGGCCAGCGGTCCCAACGGGGTGGCTGCCCTCATCAAATTCAACGCGAACGTGACGGGCGTCCTCTCGCTCGACGGAACCACCAAGCAGGTTCCGTTCGTCTTGGAGTCCGGGAAGAAGCTGTACATCCACGGCGACGACGCCGTGACCTCGGGCGGCGGCTCGACCAACTTCTACATCAAATACCGCCGCATGGTCGCGAACGCTTACCTCGCCTAGTCCGATCCGCTCCACCAGTACGCCAAGGAGGGGCTGGCCCAGTCGGCTAGCCCCTCCTTACCTGGAGGTCTAGTCCATCATGTCCGACCTTGGAACTGTCACGCTCACCGAGGAACGCCCCGGCAGCATGGCCCGCGTCATATTCGACTGGCTTTCCAACGCCGATGGGAAGGCCACGAAAACCACGGCGATTGCGTTTGACGGGAAAATCGAATGTGCCGCGTTCATCCCGGACGGTGCGCCCACCGTGCCTAGTGACCTGTATGACGTTACCGTGTCCGACGAATCCGGCGTGGATGTCCTCTGCGGGGCCGGGATTGACAAGTCGAACGCAGCCACCCAGGTCACCGCCGCAGCCTCCTTGGGGGCCGTGGCCTCCGACAAACTCACCCTGTCCGTCACGAATGCCGGGGTGGCCAAGGGCGGCCAAGTCATTCTGTACATTCGGTAGTGGAAGGCAGGTCTCGTCCACCATGTTAATCCCCGTCCGTCTGACCAGCCCGCCCCACGACATACGCCGCGTGCCGCCGAACATCGCTGCCAAACTGGTCCAGACGGGGCAAGCCGTGTACATCGTGGAGGCTTCGCAGACGGCGATGAGGAGGCCGCCCCGGAACGCCATGAGGCCGAGGGCGGAGGGAAGGTAAACCGAAAGGGTGAGGTGTGATGGCCCGGATACCCATCGTCAAGGCATTATATGACGAGTGCACGGCAAGTCCCGAGGGCATAAAGGTCAGACTCCTTGTCTCCCATCCGATAACCCACGTAACGCCCGAGGACGAGCGAGGCGTGTTATACCTCGCGACAGAGATTCCGGGTTTCGCGCCAAGCGAGGTCTGCCTGCCGGTCTACACGAGACACCAGGACGGGCCCCTTACCGTGGAGTTCAGAAGGGCGGAAGCAAGAGGCGAACACCAGGAGGAGTGAGAGAACTGCATGCCAATCGGAAGCGCGCTACAAAGACGGACAAGCCTTTTGACATTGAGGCCGCAATTGCCTCACTCCTGAAGTCCGGCCCGCCGGACCCGGCATGGGACACATTCTTTGCCGGGGGCAGGCTCAACGCGGCCGGCCGGCAGGCCATCGCGGACAGGCTCTGCCGATACATAAACGCACCTCCTCAACGGTCCTGTGATGGTTGCGCCCTGATGACCGACATTCAGGTTCTCCTTGCTGAACTGGAGGCAGAGTGAGAGAGATGCATACCAGGAGGAGTGAGTGACATGGCGACACACGACGCCCACTATTGGGCGGGCATTGAGCGCACCATCGCCTACATCTGCAAGAGGCTACGCGACCCTGAAAACGTCGCGGAGTGCAGCTTTGAGCGTGGGCGCATCCAGTGGCCTGACCCTAACGCATCTATGACAGGGTATCGAGTTGCCCAGCCCACCAAAGGCGAAACGTACATCATCACCATCAACGGCGGGGCTACGGTGACCGATGTGCCCGGACCACCGCAGGACACGGAGGAGTGAGTAAAATGGCGACACACGACGCCGGTTACTGGGAAAGCATCGAGCGCAACATCGCCTACATTGCCAAGGAGTTCCGCAACCCCGAGAATGTCGTGGGGTGCAGTTTCGACCGTGGGCGCATCCAGTGGCCCGACCCGGAGGCCGGAATGATGAAGTCGTTGCCGACAAAGGGCGTGACCCTTGTCATCACCATCAACGGCGGGGCCACGGTGACCAACCTGCCGGGACCACCGGAAGACTAACCACTTCGGGAGGAGTGAATGAGAGATGCACACCAACTTGAGGCGCGGCGGTTTCCTGGATTCTGTAAGGGGTGAGTGCTACAAGGTCTACCTTGACGGGCAGGACATCAGCAAAGACTGTTTCGAGGCTGATGACCGGGCTGGATACGTCGTCTGCTATCGGCGGGACGAGCACGGCCGCTTCCGTGTCGGACTCGACAATGAGATACCGACGGCCCGCCGTGATGGAAAAGTTGAATTCCGGCCCATCATGTCCTTCCGCCTCGCCCTGCTAAGGGTGCTGAGAAGAAAGCTGTGGAGCCGATGGCTCATCCTTGCCTGGCAGGTCCGTCCTATCGTTCGCGAAATCAAGCACGCCCTAGCCATCTAGGAGGCCCCCATGTCCTACGTCCTCGCCATCACAACCGCCCCTACCGTTGAACCCGTCAGCGTCGCGGAGCTCAAGGAGCATATCCGTTTGTCCTCCGGGTCCCTCGCGTCCAGCGTGACGACGGCTCAGTCCATAGCCCCGGCGTCCCACCCGGTAAGCACCGTCACCGGGTCCTCCGCTGATGTGCTTGGCTACCAGGTCCTGGTTAACCTCGACGTGGGGACCGTGGCCACCGCAGCCTCCGTGACCGCCAAACTCCAGGAGTCCTCGGACAACGCCACCTTCACCGACGTGGAAAGCGGGGCCTTCCCGGTCGTCACATCGGCCAACGACGAACAGGTCCACGAACTCGCCTACACCGGCCGCCGCCGCTACATCCGAGTGGTGGCCACCGTGGCCGGGTCCGCCGTGGTGTTCGGGGCCTCCATCGCCAAACACGCCGCCACGTCCGCTGAGGATACGTTGCTGGAGGGTTACATCGCTGCCGCCCGGCAGATCGCGGAGGCCAAACTGGGCCGGACGCTCATCTCCACCACCTACGCCCTGTGGCTCAACGACTGGCCCGACGAGGACTACATCAAGTTTCCCGCGCCGCCCATGCTGGCCAGCCCCGCGCCCGTGGTGACCCACTACAACACGTCGAACGTCGTAACCACCTTCGCCGCCACTACCTACACCGTGGACGTGTCGGACCCCTACGGCGGCCTCCTGTTCCTCAACGACGGGGAAAGCTGGCCGACGACGACACTCCGGCCGTACCGGGGCGTCAACGTCAGCTTCACCGGAGGCTACGGGACCACGGCGACCACCGTGCCCGCCCAGTACCGCCAGAACATCAAAATCATCGCGGCTGCCATGCACGCCTCCCGGTCTTTCGTCGCCACCGAGGACCTGCTCCGCGTTCTCACTTGGACTGACAGGATGGATGTGTTCTAGCCCATGCCGCGCAACCGTCACCGCAGGCTGGCCGTCAAGGGCAACGACCCCGGCCAGCTTAACCAATGCCTCAGCCTCCAGGTCAGCGAGTACGCCGAGACTGCATCGGGATTCGCCGAAAATGTCTGGGTCACCGTGGACAGTGCCGTCTGGGCGGAAGTCACCGAGGAGGGCGGGGAGGTCTACATCGCCGCCGACGGCGACCGGGCAGACCGGCGCGTCGTTATCCGCATTCACCCGCGGGCCGGAGTCGCCCCCACCATCACCCAGTTTGTGTGGGGCAGCCGGGCATTCGTGGTGGAGGCCGTGGTGTCTACACCCGACCGGGCGTGGCTCCAGTGTCACTGTAAGGAGGCTGCCCTGGATGGCTAAGGTTATGGTCGAAGGGCTGGACGGCCTGCTCAAAAAGTGCGAGGCCACCGTCCCCGGAGCCGTCTACGGCATCATGGACAAAGCGCTCACCGAGGGGTGCGAGCCGATGAGGGCCGCCATGGAGCGCAACGCCGGAAGCCTGTTCCGGCCCAGCGGCCGCAAGCCGTCGGCAAGACGGCCGACCCGAAAGTCCCTGCTCGCCCCCGGCATCATCAGGACCGAGCTAGGCGGGAGCAAGGCATCGCTGACTGGGGCGGGACTGCACTCCATCCTCGGCCACGGGGGCAAATTCGCCGCGTTCGTCGGCATGGACAAGGACGCCTTTCACGGGGCCATGCTGGAAAAGGGCACTCCCCACATGGAGCCTAAGCCCTGGATGCGCCCGGCCTATGACGCCCACAAGGGGGCCATCCCTGGCCGCGTCGGGGCCGTCGTCGCCCGCGAGGTAGAGGCGGTGGTACGGAGATGACGCTTGCCGAGGCCCTGAAGATACACCTGCGCGCCCACGTCGGGCTGTCAGCCCTTGTCAATCAGCGCGTCCACCAGGGGAAGCTGCCCGCCAAGTGCGCCCTCCCGGCCGTGGCCTTCAAGCGCATCTCGCATGTCCCCGCCGCCCACACGATGGTCAAGGACCCCTCGCTCACTCGGCAACGCTGGCAAATCTCCTCGTGGGCCAAGACCCCGGACGACGCCGAAGCCGTCGACGACCAGGTGAGGGCTGCGCTCCGCGACCACATGGGTCTTATAGGGGGCGAGGGGGGCGTGACTATCCAGCGGGCCTTCCTTGAGTCCACGTCCGGCCCGGAGGAGGACGAGGACACGGGCTACCAAGGAGTTAAGTCCGACTACGACATTGGGGTGGACTAGGGGGAGTGGAGAGATGAAACGATGACACCTTTGGAAAGACAGTTGCGCCAGATCGGGGCCGCCTACCGGGCGGCCCTTAGGCTGTACAAGGACGGGGCATCCCATGACGTGCTATATCACAAGGTTTGCGCCGTGGCCTCGGAAGCCAACGTGTTCCTGGGGCTGCTCCCGCCTGAGGAACCCCCGAAGTGCCAGCACCCCCAGGAGAAGCGCAACGACCACTCGACCCCGGGCACTTACCGCTATCAGTGCGGCGTCTGTGGCGAGCTAGTGGAGGAGGCGATAACCTAGATGGCCGTTCAGATTCTCAAGGACTGCCAGCTGCTCGTGGGAGGCTACGACTTCTCCGGCGACATGAACCAACTGGAGACCCGGTCGGAACGGGAGAGTAAGGACATCACCGTGTTCGGCTGTGATACAAAAATCTCCCAGGCTGGCCTCATGCAAACGACCATAAACCACGTTGGGTTGTGGCGGTCGGCCGCAGGTGCCCCCGACCCCGTGCTGACGGCCATGCTCGACACGTCCGGCGAGGTCATCACCGTCTGCCCGACCGACGGGGCCGACGGAGAACCTGCCTTGTCCTGCACCGGCATGGCCAGCCGATACGCCCCTAAGGGCCAGATAGGCGAAATCTTCGCCTTCGAGTTTGCCGCCGAGGGGACTTCCCGGCTCGTCCGGGGGCAGGTATTCGGAACGGGGACCAAGACGGCAACCGGAACCGGCACCGTCTACCAACTCGGCACGGCTGCCACGGGGCTCCTGACTCTGTCGGGTAACGCCGTAGCCGCCGAAACCGTGACCGTCGGAGCGACAGAATACACCTGGGTCGACGCGCTTACCACCGTCCCGGCCCCCATACCCAACGAGGTCAAGGTAGGCACCCTTCCCGCCGACTCTCGGAACAACCTCGTCGCCGCCATCAACGCCGGAACCGGGGCGGGTGACGTCTACGGAGAGGGCACCACCGCCAACGCATCCGCGACGGCCGCAGCCTCGGGGGCCAACATGGCCCTGACCGCCAGGCGCAAGGGAACCTCGGGGAACACCGTGGACACCACCGAGACGATGACCGCCGCCGCGTTCGGCGCGGCTACTTTGACCGGCGGGGTGGACTGGCTCACCACCAGCCACTATCTGTACGCTGCGCTCCACGTCATCTCCAGGTCCGGCACCAGCCCGACCATTGACGTGCTGATCCAGTCGGACGACAACGCCGCGTTTTCCTCGCCGACGACTCGCGTGACGTTCACCCAGCAGAGCGCCATCGGCTCCGAGTGGGGGACGCGCCTTGTCGGACCCATCACCGACGACTACTGGCGGGCCTCGTGGACCATCGGCGGCTCCAACACCCCGACGTTCGGCATCGTCGTCACCGCCGGGGTTGCTACCTAGTCAGACCAGCCCAACCCAAGGAGGTGTAAGACCGCTATGGCTACGCTACTGTACAACGCCTACGTGTACGTCAACAGCATCGACATGTCCACCTATGTCCGCTCCGTGGAAATCCCGTTTGACCGGGACTCCCATGATGTCACGACCATGGGATGCACTACGAAAATCTCCCTGGCGGGCCTTAAGGACAGCAAAATCCGCGTCACTTTCATCCAGGACTTTGCCGTCACCACCGTGGACGACCGCCTGTGGACCATGTACGATGCGGGCACCGGCTATGAGATGATTGTTCGCCCAGACTCCGGGGCCGTGAGCACGAGTAACCCCCAGTGGACCATGACCGTCTGGCTCAAAAACTATACGGGCATCAGCGGAGCCGTCGGCTCGGTGCC